AATTACCTTTAATACTGGTAAAGAGATTATCATTGACAGTATTAAAGCATGGGCAGTTGAAAATGGTTATGGTTGGGGTACTTTATATGAGTGCGTAAGGCGTGTTGGAAGGAAGTATAAGGACATAGTAAAAGTAGAAAGACTGGGGAAAACCAACGGTGACCTGGGGAGGTAGTTACGAAGGTTCCTCTTTTGCCATTGACTCTGTACTGGAGGAAGGGGTACATGATCCGCATTCTCCTGAGAGGGTTCTCTTTCTCTGTGTTATTCTCCAGCAACTGCTAGATGCAACCAAGCCAGAGCACCGGAATGACACCACCTATACCTCTATAAACAGGGAGAGGGCAAAGTCTTGGCTCACCTCAGAGGCAGGAGTAACGGCAGAGGATAAAGAAACTGTGTGTTTTCTTGCAGGAATTGAACCAGGAGCCTTGACAACTTATGCAAAAAAGATTATAGATACACAAGAAGTAACCTTTATACGTAAGAGGATCAATGCAATACTCCATGAACCACTAGCAGTAGAGGAACCTGTAGAAGATGAAAGAGAAGATAAGAGTAAAAGCAACAGAAGAACAGGTGGGTGGTACTCATTATAAAGAGTGCAAGATCCAGCCTGTGGAATATATTGTTGCCAATGACCTTGGATTCCTAGAGGGAAACATAGTAAAATATATTACACGCCACCGTGCCAAGGGAGAAGGTGCCATGGATATTTATAAAGTTAAACACTATGCTGATCTAATTCTTCAGTTACACTATGACATACAAGAAGATGAAGATGACAGCACAACCAGAGAGATTCATTCAAAATGGAACACCATTCCAGATTATACCTGACAGATGAGTTTATTATCTTTGACGGGGAACCTGTTGCCAAGATATGGGAAGGGGCGGATGAGATATCTGTTAAAAAATTTGAGTATTTTCTACAGGACTTAGAGGAGATTGAAACTGATGAAGATTAATGGAGAAATAACATTACCTACTAACTATCAATCTTTTATACATATGTCCAGGTATTCCAGGTGGCTGGAAGAGGAGGAGCGAAGAGAAACCTGGGAGGAAACCATAGACAGGTACTTATCTTTCATGGTAGATCATTTAAAAGGTAACTATTCTTATTCTCTTTTTGGAAAAGAATTAACAGAGCTTAGATCTGGAATGCTTAACCTAAGTGTACTAGGATCAATGAGAGCACTGATGACCGCTGGACCTGCCCTGAAAAGGGAAAGTGTAGCAGGGTATAACTGTTCTTACCTGCCTGTGGATTCTCCTAGATCTTTTGACGAGTGTCTCTATATCCTGATGAACGGCACAGGGGTAGGGTTCTCTGTGGAAAGACAGTACATCACCAAGCTTCCCACCGTTCCTGACCTGGAGTTTGAGTCTTCTGATGATGTCATTTCTGTGGCTGACTCTAAAGAGGGGTGGGCCAGAGCACTCAGGGATCTTGTCTCCCTTCTCTATACCAATAGAATACCTAAGATAGATACCAGTAAGATTAGACCTGCTGGTGCCAGGCTCAAGATCTTTGGTGGAAGAGCATCTGGCCCTGCTCCTTTGGAAGAACTCTTTGATTTTACTATTAAAATTTTTAAGAAAGCCCAAGGAAGAAAGCTCACCTCTATAGAGTGTCACGACATCATGTGTAAGATAGGTCAAGTTGTAGTGGTGGGAGGAGTCAGAAGGTCTGCATTGATATCCCTTTCCAACCTTACAGACGAGCGTATGCGTATGGCTAAGTCAGGCGACTGGTGGGTGGACAACCAGCAGAGAGCACTCTCCAACAATTCTGTCTGCTACACAGAGAGACCAGACATGGGTATCTTTATGAAGGAGTGGCTTTCTCTCTACGAAAGCAAGAGCGGGGAGCGGGGTATCTTCAACAGGGTATCTGCTCAGAAGAAAGGCAAAGAGAACGGCAGGAGGAATGGAGAGATTGACTTTGGAACTAATCCCTGTTGTGAGATTATCCTTAGACCTTACCAGTTCTGTAATCTTTCAGAAGTTATATGTAGATCAGATGATACTATTTCTACTTTGAAAGAGAAGGTAAGGCTTGCCACTATCCTTGGTACATTCCAAGCCACTCTTACAAACTTTGGGTATCTTAGGAAAAGGTGGAAGGACACCACTGAGGAGGAGAGGCTTCTGGGAGTTTCCCTCACAGGGATCATGGACTGTCCTGCTGTCTACAGTGCTACACCGGAAGAGTTACAATCTTTAAAAGATGTGGCTGTTAAGACTAATAAAAAACTGGCAGGGGAAATAGGTATTAATCAGAGTACCGCTGTCACTTGTATTAAACCTTCTGGTACTGTGTCACAACTGGTGGACGCCGCTTCTGGTATACACGCAAGACATAATCCTTTCTATGTAAGGACAGTCAGAGGGGATAATAAAGATCCTTTGACTATGTTTATGAGAGACAGAGGAGTACCTTCTGAACCAGATTTTACAGCACCTGAAAGTGTAACTGTATTTTCTTTCCCTATGAAGAGTCCAGACGGGGCAGTTTGCAGGGATCATATGACTGCCATAGAACAACTGGAACTATGGCTCAAGATAGCTGATAACTACTGTGAACATAAACCCTCTGTGACTATCTCTGTCAAGGAGCATGAGTGGATGGAGGTGGGTACCTGGTGCTGGAACCATTTTGATTCTCTCTCTGGGATATCTTTTCTCCCGTTCTCTGACCATTCTTATAAACAAGCTCCTTATCAGGATACCAATTATGAAAATTATCAGCTGCTGGTAATGGCCATGCCCCCTGTGATAGACTGGGGTGAGCTTAAAGATTATGAGAAGGGAGACACCACCAGCGGGTCACAAGAATTAGCGTGTACGGGCAGTGTATGTGAAGTAGTAGACATAGGAGCATAGAATGACTAACGAAGAGCTTTATCTAGATAAGCATGACATAATCAACGATACACATTTTAATATTGACAAGGTTAAGACTGAACGAGAAGCACCTTGGAAGTTAATAACAGAGATTATTAAACGATCTGAAGCGGCTACGTGGGACGAAGCTAAAAAAGAATGGCACTTTAACGGTGCCACATTTGCTCCATTGGGAGATATAAGAACTTGCTTATGTGGACACACACCTATAGTAGAGTTATGTCATCTTAATAATATATACAATCACCAAGCAGTCATAGTTGGTAACGTCTGTGTTAATAAGTTTATGGACATTGAAGAGGATGTTAAGAAAATTATTCCCTGTCTTTCAAGGGTAAAAGACAAACTGAGTAAGTCTCTTAATTCTGAAACTTTGGAGTTAGCTATTGCTAAAGATTTATTAACGGAGTGGGAACATGATTTTTATTGGGACACTCTTGGAAAAAGAAATTTAAGTTTAAAACAAGAGAATGTAAGAAAAAGAATTAATAAAAAAGTTTTGAATAACTTAATAAAGCATTAGACATAGGAGCATAGAAGACATGATGTATACAATTGATATAGATCAAAAGACAGCAGAAGTAATTACTAAATCTATCTTAGAAAAAATAAGGAAGGATGCACAAAGTGTGGGTATTATGGAAGCTTGCTCTATTCTTTTACATTATCTGGGCCATTCTATGGCCCCTGTAAAAGAGTACAAAGATTCTGGGTTTACAGATGATTTTGGAGTACACATGGAATGAAGAGGCAGGAGAAGGAGGAAGAGGAGACTGATCTGGAGAAAGAACTTTCTATCCTGCTGGACAAGGTAAAGGTAGTCATGGAGAAAAGAAAGAAAAGAATAGAAGATCTTAAAAAAGAAATAGAAGAAGTTGAAAACTCTAACGAGGAGTTAGAGACTACCATTAATCAACTGTTAAAGGATTTCTAAAGAGATGGGTAAAAAAAGAATACCAGGATATTTAGGAGGTTGTTCTATCCAGCCTGAAAGTATCAGGTCTTACTTTAAAAAGCTCTATAAAAAGATAATAGGCTGGATTAAATGAAAGAAGTTACTCTGATAAATCATATGGGAACTGATCTAACAGTGGTCAATGCCGCCAGAGTTTCCTTTGCCAAAGAATCTGAGTGGGCATCCCTTCTCTCTTTAAAGAATGAAGATGAAAGGTTAATAAAATACTTGGCCAAGCACCAGCACTGGACCCCCTTTGGTCATTGCACCGTCCAGTTCAGGATCAAGGCACCTGTCTTTGTTGCCAGACAACTGGGGAAGCATCAGGTGGGACTGGTATGGAATGAAATGAGCAGGAGATACGTGGACTCCTCCCCAGAATTTTATACTCCTCCCAGGTGGAGGGGAAGACCCAAGAACAAGAAGCAGGGAAGCTCAGAAGAAACTATAGAAATAAATCCAGGAGGAAAATCAGGACCTGCCATGGTAGATGATTACCAGCAAGTTCTGAGTAAATGTTTATGGACATATGAACAGCTTCTTAGAAAAGGTGTTTCACCTGAAATGGCAAGAATGGTGCTTCCTCTAAGTACCTATACTGAATGGTACTGGACTGGTAGTTTAATAGCTTTTTCTCGTATATGCTCTTTAAGATTAAAGGCAGACTCACAAGAAGAAACAAGACAAGTAGCAGAACAAATATCTGACCATTGTTGTCATCTTTTTCCTGTCTCATGGGAGGCCCTTTCTGGATCATGTTAGAAAAAAATATAACTTTAAATGATAGAGAACTAAAACTGTTGAAAGCATATATGGGACATCATGGATGGGAAGATCTCTTGGTTACTTATCCTAACAAGGAGCGTATGTGTAAACAAGATTCTTCCACTGTAAAATTATATGGAGGTCTACGACCGAAATTCAGGATGACAGCTAATGAAATTGATATCTTCCGTAAGAAGATAGAGATCTGATAGTTATGAAAATCATAATTGATTTTGAAGACGCAGCAGTTTGGGAAGCTGCTGATCAAAATCAGATAGCACTGGATCTCCTGGAACAAAGGCTCACCAGATTTTGTAATAGTATTCTGGTGAAGAAGATGCTCCTTGAAGGTACTGTCCTAGATCCCTTCCCTTCCAAAGAGGAGATAAACTAGTGGACTTAATCATTTCCTTTGTTATATTTTTTAGTATAGTAGCCGTCATCCTAGGTAGCATAGTTTTATCCTTCATGGCCGTGGTTAAATTAAACAGGAGGTTAAGAGCATGGTTAAAGAACTTTTAAAAAGAATGAAACAATATAATTCAGACAAGAGTAAAGAGAAGAAGCTTGAAGAAGAGATTGCTTATATGCTAGAGGAGAGAGTTCAGCCCACTGTTGCCATGCACGGCGGGAGTATAGAACTTAAAGATATGGACCATGACAACGGCATTGTAACTGTGTATATGGCAGGTGCCTGTGCTGGCTGTTCCATGAGCCAGATGACCCTCAAGGGTGGGGTAGAGAATATGCTTCTTCATTATTTCCCTGGCAGTATAAAAATGGTAGAGGCAGAATTTGGAGAGGTCACCAATCCTTATGCCTGAAGATTATGATCCTGAAGCTCCTGCTTACGAAGATATTATATCCTATGCAAGAGGTATACCTTACTACACTCTCTGTGAAATGCAATCCATGATAAAGTGTGCTCATAAATTGTACAATCTGGAGATAGGTACGTTTGATGAGCTGTATCTCTTGAAGATTATAAATTATGGGGAGTTACAGAGAAACTACAGAAATTTCTCTTCTTTTAAAGCCCGCTGAGTAGGGGTAAAGGGTATCAGGTATACTTACCTACCAGAAAGATACCAATTCTTACCAGTGAGGCTCTGAGTGGGGTTACAAAAGATTTGATTAAAATCAGAAGTTTTTAGTTACAAACTTTATCCCATGTTTGATTATGAATAAGAATTTGCTTGGCTGTATCCTGGGTAAACTCATCCTTGGGATCTAGAAGGATAGGATCTACCCAGCTACAGTTATTTTTGCTTGGTCCAATTATCCCGCAACTGCTTATGCACAGTATCATCAGACATACGATCAACATCTCTTTCAACTTCATTACTATCTTCCATTATCTCTGATTCTTTTTCCAGGATAGAGGCTTGGGCAGAATCTTTTCCTGCTTTCCAGGCAAATATCAAAGGAAGAACCTTGCTAAAAAATCCAAATATATTTCCTATAAAAGAGAACACTAGTCAACTTTCTCTGTGGTTCCTTTGACTTCCTTAACTTTTATTTTTTCTTTGTCCCAGGGCGGCTCTCCTGTTTCTTTTGCTTTACCAAAGGTAAGAGATGCCCACTCCACTGCTTTATAAATTTTCCCTAGCCATGTGGAAGGATCAGGGGTCTTGGTCCCTGCCACTATTACACTGGCCACCACAATGATAGACATCACTGCTTCTATGATAGCTGCTTTGTTAGCTAAGATACTTTCAATCATCGTCTGTTACCTCCTCTATAGAATTTTCTGCTCCAGCAATAACTTGAGCCTTGATAAACTCTAGTGTAAATACCAGGGATGTAGATTTAATATTACCTGCCATGATATCTTCTACCATATTACCATCTTTAAACAGTAAAACCAGAGCGCCGTCCAGTTCCTTATCTTCTATTTTTTTCTCCATTACCTTAACACATTTAGAGAGGTGGCGCAATGCTTTCTCTTTCCCCTCCTCATTAAGGGTCCCGTCCGGATTTACCATGGTAGAATTAGTAAAATTTACTACGTCTCCCATTGTTTATAGTACCCTTCCAGGGGCTTAGGCTGTTCTATTTTCCATAACTCTGCTCCCATTCCTCCCCCTTTAAACTGAAGGATCAGGTCCATTTCATTACAACTCTTAAAAAGTTTCTCTAGGTCTTGTCCCCCTGCCAGGAGTTCACCTGTGGTCCAGTAACTGTTATCTCCCACAGATACATTTAGATACTTAGGTTTTCCCTCTTCATCCTTGGCATTCTTCTCTTCTTCTGAAGGTGGTTTATCCAGGCTCATGTCAAAACCATAGAGGTGGAACTCTCTGAACCCCAGTGTATGTCCAATGCCAACTG